CTGTCAGTTTGAGTCCAACAGGGACTGGTCTTATCAATTAGTAGGAACCAACTACTATCTTGATATTCAAAGAGATAGACCTCGATAATTGATTGATGAGAATTCGTATGAATCCTCATAAATAAATCGCAACAGGCTAGAAAAACTTCCCACAAAGATATCCTTCTTAATGGGTGATACGACTTTGAAATAGTCGATAGCATTATATGCATATTAATTAATTATTTAGTTTGTTTTATTGATATAAACTGTTTGGGGTTCACATTTTTGTTCCCCTTCTAAAATTTCACAGACTCCTCTCTTTTTATAAATGGTTTGGTGGTTGGCATTTTTATTAATATGATTGTAAGCAGATTCAGATTGATCAAGTCGAGTTACTTTTTCGACTTTATCTATGATATCAAGGTAGTGTATGTCATAGAGACTTTTGCTTTCATCTAAAGCTTTAATATATAATTCTATATCAGTGCCATTGATTCCATATTGGTCAAACAAAAAATCTTCATAGGAATCATTAAATTTGAGGTTTCTGTTGTCAGTTCTATCGACATGTTTTGAAATGTCTCGATTGTCTTTGTCCCCCTCTCCAGCCAGTCTCAACATGTTTTTGGCTGTTTCTTGAAAAATTTTTAAATCATTTGAATATGATATGATATTTATGGCTTCTGCTCTGACCAATTGTCTATTGAGTTCATCTTGTTTTCTAACATTGAGTCTGTTATTGTTCATAGTCCAAGCGTTTAATTGTAAAAATCTATCTAATTTTCTGACCATCATTATGTCATCATTTTCATTTTCTATCAAGTGACATGATAAATATTCAACACCTGTGATCTTAGTGTAGATATCAAATTTTTTAGCTATTTGTCCTAGGCCAAAAGGTACGTCAGATGTTTCATCTCTAGTATATACATATTTATGTGCACTTTCCATATATTTGTCGGCTAAGTGTTCTTTAATAAAGATTATGGTGTCATCTCCTGCAGCTTCGAAAAACAAGTCTTCGCCTTCAGTCAATCCTGCCATATGTGCTGTGAGTCTCATGTAGAATAAAGATCTAGTAGTATTTCCTTGGGTAGTGTTCATTTTTCCAGTAGCTTGAGTGCCGTATAATTTGTAAATAAAATCATTAGCATACACTAATTGTGTGAAATCGCTAATTATTTTTGTAAGATCATCATAATTACAGTATTCTGAGATTTCTTTCTTAAATTTATTTGCTATTGCATTCATTATTGGACGATCAACGACATCCATGATCTCTTTGTGTTGTGTTGAGTCAAAGGCACTACCATCCATACATAAAATTTTATAATTAACTAATTTATCAGCCCAGTTCTTAAATTTGTCACATCTTTCTGCGTTTGTCATGCCGGAGCCATAACCCATATCAATTTGTTTTTGTATTTTTGATATCGTTTGAATTAGAGGTCCCATTATTACTTTTGCGATATCTTCTTGGGCTGTTATGTTTCTAGCTTTGATTTTAGCTGCCTGTCCTGCACTATAGTCAATTTTACATTTCTCATCTATTTTTGTGTGCATTTTCATATGTTTTGATTTTGGTTTCTTACCATTTATATATCTGTCGTAAGCCTCTATATATAATTTCTTTTGAGTCCCATTGTATGATTCTAGCCACTGTTCGAAGTCTATAAAGTCGATGTCAGTTTTAAGTAGTTTTTCAACATATGGTTCTACTAACTTTCCTAATTTTCTGACTATTTCAGGGTCTGGTGTTGTTATACATGATACTTGTCTACCTACAGATTCTATTGTGTTTCTATTGCAATTGTGTAATTTGTGTGGGTGATTTTTTGTTACGAGAGTGCCGTTAATTATGTTGTATTTTTGTAATAAATAAGTATTGTTTGTACAATCACATACTATCTTTTCGTCTATATTTGGTGTTTTTATTATTTCTCCTTTAGAAATTTTAAGATTCTTAATAGCCCTGATAAATACTAAAATGTCATTTGGAGTACATGATCCAGTTATCATCATTGGTCCCGAAAAATGTTGTGCTCGTATTGATGGAATATATCCTAAGATTTTGATGATGAAGACAGTATACCAAAATTTTTTATCAGTGAATAATCTATAAATGGTCGGAGCAAAATCTATTATGAAGAAAAACAACGGGTGATAATTTAAATGGTAGCAAACACTTGATATAATGAGATATACTCTATAGTAGTTATTCTTTTCTCCTATTATTGCAATTATAGTGCTTACCCAACATAAGGTGTGGACGAGACCAAGAGTACCAGTGAAATGGCTTATGAATGTGGATAAGTATGATAAGACTATTATTAAAACTATAAAAGCTGAAATTGTTTTCATTATGTTTTTCAAACGGAAATTAAGAGTGTCGAGCCATCCAAGTCTTAAGAACTTGAATTGAGGAATCAAAGCTAAAGCTGAGTATCCCATTTCAAAGAATGCCTTCCGTTTTATTTTGGCCAAACCAGAGTCCATCTTGAAAGCATCCATAATTGGATTTATTATATTTTTGGCTTTGTCAAAGAGTTTGCTTGCTACTACATGTTTGGCTGTTTCCATGTAGTCGTATTTGCCGTAGTACAAAGTCTCATCAAACGGGCCGTATCCTTCTATCCCAAAAATTGAAAATATGGTGTATAATGGAAAGAGCATTGAGTTTACGAAGCAGTCCAATATGCTGTAATTTCTAGTGATAAGTCCTTTATTCTTAATGTCATTCACATAATCACCTACTGTGAAAGAAGTTTCTTTGGCTACTATGTCTGTTATGTCTGAAACGAGATTTACATTTTCTTTTACAGCTCTAATAGTTTCCTTGACTTTATCTACGATGGTGGGTACTGGTTTAATATAAGCTATCATAGCTTCTTCTGTTTTAGTTGCGTCTAATAATTCGTTGTTCATTCTAGATTGCATCATACTTAATTTATAGCAAGCTGCTAAGTTGTTTACTAAAATGGTTATTATAAATATCTCATCTGCTGTATATTCCTGCACTTGTTCGTCTGTCAATATAGTTCTGAAACTGGCCCATTGTCTTGGAAAAGTGCTGATACAAGCTTCTTTGCTTAATAAGTTCTTAATGTATTTCATAGGGACCTTGAGTTTGCAGATTGCTGCCATATTCCTAACATCAGCTGGACCATATTTTTCTAATTCATCATTTC